CGTTTCGCGTGAAAATCATTTCGTTGTCTAGTTTTTCGTCGGTAGTCATTTTTTTTGTTTTTGTAGGTGGTGTTTTTGTATGTAGTTCTTGATTTTTTTGAGGTCGCACTCGGCCTTGTCGCGCTCTTCTAGCGCGTAGGTGTGTTGGTAGTGTGGCATCTTCTCGCCTCGCTCTAGGCGCAAGCCGATTGGGCAGCCGTTGGCGCATATTGCGAGCCTGAGGGCAATTTCAGGTGTCATTTCGGTGCTTTTACTTGCGGGTACTCGGCAGGCAACCCGACAAGTTCAAACATCCGCGCTGCCGCAATTTGAGAATTGTGGCGGCCTTTGGCTTTGTAAAAGTTCTTGATTGCCTTAAGTAACTCGTCGCGCTCACTTCTTGCGTTCTCAAAAAGCTCTTCCTGAACCTTGAAAAGACCGCGCCGAAATTCCAAATCCCCCCGCGCCTCGTTGCGCTCCCGCTCAGTTTTCACGGCTTTCTCGATAATCAAATTCCTCGTGGCTTTTTCGGCTGAGAGTAATGCGGCCAGCTCCTCGCGTTCGCGCAATGCTTCGACCCGTTCAACTTTTGCTTTAACCCATGCTTCTTGAGTTATTTTCAAATTTGCTATCGCCTCGCCTCGCTCGCGCAAAGCATCGTCACGTTGCGACCAAGCACTTGCGCGTTCTTTACAATGTTCAGATTGGCCAGTTGGGCCACCATAACTGCCGCAAGTCCAACGGACTTTGGCAATCATGCCCATTGGCATTGCCTTACAATACGGGCATTTTGCCGTCTCTGGTGTCTCACTCATTTCGCGCCCTCCTTGATTCGCTCCAGCCCATCCCGAAGCTCCGACACGGCTCCAAACTTATCGTTCTCAAAGTCAATTTCAGCCAAGGCGATAGCGCGGCCTGCAATATAGATCAGCTCGCCTCGCTCGCGCAAGATGCGCTCGTAATGATTTATTGTCATTGTTGCAATGTCTTCCGATTCTGAAATTATACTCATAAAAAATTGCGCGTATCACGTCGCGCCCCGGTCTCTGCGGTTAGGTTAAAACGGGATGTCGTCTTCGGCTTCTGCTTTAATCCATTTCTCGATTGTATTAAATCGCATGTCTGGATTTGTGCTTCCAGGCTCCTCGCCCAGTATAACCCATGCGGACATGCCGACGAAATCCTCGGCCTCGATGCTAACGTCTTCGCCTGGGACAACTGCCTGTCCGAGTGCTTGGCGCACTTGGTCAATTTTCCAAAAGGCTTTAGCTGTAAAAACTAAGTTGTCCCTAAGTTCCGGTCCATTTGTCCCGTCGGGGAGCTTGACGCGGCAGGTCAGTTTAATCATCGGGTTTCCGCCTGTGCCATCAGGTTTTACCTGTGATCTCGTCTCGACGCTCTTTGTGATTTCGACTTGGTATTTGCCCGGCTCAACGAAATAGGTCTCGCGGGGTTCTGTTTGTGTGTATGTTGGCATTTTTTTGTAGTTGGTTGATTGTTTGGTCCGCGTTTTTTGCGATGCGCGGCCCCGCTTTGCCCCTGCCGACCCAATGGGTCTGAGCGAGGAAATTTATTTGGTTTTGGTTTGTCGGAGGGTGGTGATCGGAGCGCCTGCTTTAATTGCCGACTCGTCAACCTCCACGCCGCCGGCTGCGCAAAATTCGCGGAATTTTGCTCCTGTCATCTTGCCGCCGAGGGCGAGGATGAGGGTTTCCTTCGAGACATTTTCGGACGCCTTGGCGATATCGTCGGCTTCGACGTATTCGCGGCCTGCGCTTGTCGAGACCTTCCAGCCAGGGATTTCGTCTCCGGCGTTTAGGCGTTCTTTTAGCGCATCCACAAGCGGTTCAGCGATCTCCTTTTCAAAAAATTTGAATCGCTTTGCGAAGTCCGCTAACTTCAGCGGGTCCGCAAGAATGCGGTCTTTGATGATGGTGAGCGTGTCCTTGTTTGTTGCGTGCACGTCTGCCAAAGCGGCCTTGCTTTGCAGGACAAGCGCGGAGCACTTGTCTTTGTTGGCGCACCAGTTGCAATACTCGCAAGGCGTCGGGCGAGCGAATGGCGACGTTGCCGCTGAAATCCACCGCTGCGTTGTGGCCTCCGCCTCTTCGCGGGTGAAGTCGTAGGATCGCACAAGCTGCTCATCGACATAGACAACGTGGCCCGTCCAAGATTCGGCGAAGTTGTCCTCCATGCAAGCCAACGCGTAAGCCGCGATTTGCTCGCGATAGTTCCGCACTTGGCCGGTCTTGATGTCCGCAACCCATCGCGCACGCTTGCAAATTGCATCTGCCGTGCCGAGTTTGGAAAGCCCTGGCACCGCCATGGCAAGATATTCCTCGCGTGTCTCGACGCGCTCGCCGCCGCTTAGTTGGCGCAATGTCTTAATCCCCCATCGTGCGGCGGCTTGATCTTCTGCTGGGAGTTGTTCGGTTGGATCGATGTCTCCATTCATCGCCATGCGGATCGCGTAGTCGATTGCCGTCCCGCGCTCGGCGGCCGCCGACGCATTATGTGCGCCGACGAATACGGCACATTCTGCGAGTTTTGGTGCCATGGAGGGTGTGAGTTCTTTACTCATTGCCCACCTCCGCTAATTTGACGAAACTTAACTTGTTGTCATCGATCGCCATTCCGCAGTGGTTGCGGCGAAAATAGAGTTCGATCTGGTCTGCAACTTTCTTGGCATCGTATTCGTCCAAGTAAATCGAGATCAACCCAAGCGGAGTCAGTGCAAGCATTTCCTCCGTGCCCTCTGTGTCCTCTGTGGTTAATCTCACGCATCCCCCTTCGCTTCAAGCGCCTTGGCAATCAATGCCTCCGGCCTTGCGACGATGTTTGCGCGGAGTTTTTCCGAGACATCCCGCCAAGTTTGTCCTGGCTGGATGGATTTGTTGGAGACAAGGAAGGCGTTGACCGCTTCCTCGTTAGCTTCAAGCATTTCGAAGGCGCGCACATGCCCCGCTCCGACCACCACCACCGCCGGTTCAGATTTTGCTTTTGGCTTTGCCGAAGTGAATAAATGCGCGACCGACTCCCACTCCATCGGGAGTTCTTCGCCTAGCCCGCCGCGGGTCTTTGCGTCGTAGGCTGCGCTGTGTGTTGTCAGGATGATGCGTTGCTTGCCGCCGGTTCCTTTGGCCTTGCCGTTTTCCGATTCCACCACCTTGGTTTTGAATCGGAAAAACCAAAGCTCGTCTGCCCATTCCTTAACGAGCGGTGAGCTTTGCTTGCTCATCTTTAGCTCGTAGCGGTCGTAAGCCGTCATCAAGTCCGGCGGCTCCACGCGCTGAACCTTGCTGTGGGCTATAAATACAACATTTTTACCAGCATCAATTAACTCATCTAATTTTGCTAAAAAACGGCTAATTCTTTCTGCAACCATCACATGCCCTTTTCCAAAACCAAAATCTTCAATACTTGGTTTTTTGTATTGCTCGCAAATTGCTTCACGGCAAATAGCCTCCACTCTATCAGCGGAATCAATTATAATTGTTTGCTGATCAGTTTGTTTCGCGCTCTCAATAGCAGATTGAAACTCATTCCATAGTGCAATTTTATGCTCTGGATTTGTTTCAAGTTCCCAACGCAATACATCGATGCAATGGCTTCCGTTTTCTACATCTATCAACAATGGATTTGGAAACTGCGCGGCAAATGTCGTCTTGCCAACGCTTTCAACTCCGTAAATGACCACGCGCTGTGGCCTTGTCTGTTTGCCTTTTGTGATTTTCATTTTTTCCAGATTTCCACCGATTGTTGATCCTCTCCGACAAATGCGATGTCCGTATTTGCGCGCTTCATGTCTGCAAGGATGTTGTCTAGCATCCATTGTTCCCCCGGCAGCTTGTATGCCGTGGTGAGCGGGCGATAGCCGTCCGATTTTGCCTGCTGTTTTGGTGTTAGGTTCATATGCTGTTAAGTTTTTTTATTTCGTCGAATAATGCGCTGAACTCCAAAAGTTCAGCAAGTTTTGAGTATTTTGTGCGAAATGCAATCAGCTCACTTTTTGCATTTGCAATGACCTGTCGTGTAGCCTCCGCATTGTCCAAAATGTTATTGAAAAGGATGAAACTTCCGCGCTTTCCGGTGTCGATTGTTCCATCTGGCTCTAGGTGTTTGATCGGCCAAAAAGCCCGAACTGTAAGCGTTCTATTTTCGGGCGTGATGACTTCAACCTTGATCCTCCGAATAAGGTCGTAGGCTTGCGCTTCACGCCATTTCAATGCGGCTTCGGTGTCGTCCCACTCAAAGTATTTGTGTAAACAACTGAGCGGGTTTGCTGCTTCTGTCAGAAGCGTGCGCGGATTCAGTCCTGCTGGACGATTCGCGATTGCTTCCAACTGTTTTTTGATCTCATCGTTTTTCGATTCGATCTCGTTTTCTTCTTTTATCAGTTTCATTTTTTATTGGTTGTTTGCGATCCACTTATACCCCGCTCTATCGCTGCGGTTTGTGCTATGCCTGCCATGCCTTGCCTGCCATGCCGCGCCGAGCCATGCCATGCCAAGCCCCGCCTCGCCTGCCTTGCCGGGCCATGCCCCGCCGCGCCGTGCCGAGCCTCGCCTGCCATGCCGCGCCGGGCCGTGCCCAGCCATGCCTCGCCACGCCTGCCTTGCCGGGCCATGCCGAGCCAAGCCCCGCCTCGCCTGCCTTGCCAAGCCGCGCCACGCCCTGCCTCGCCACGCCCTGCCTCGCCTGCGTAGGGTTGCAGTCGGATTCCACGGAATCCGCTGCGGGTTGTATTGTCGCCGTGGCGAAAATCATGTTATTCGTTAGCGAGAGTGAATGTGCCCCAGCCCATACCGGATGACATCTTTGAGTCTGGGCGACCTTCGCCAATACCTACTTGCTGACCGACTCGCTGAAGAAGGTTTGCAACGTCTGTTGAGGTGAACTGGTCGCAATCATAGCTGATATTAACATCAGCGGACCAAGGCCAGAATTTTGCACGCACCCGGATATCGCAGACGCCTGTTGCGTTTCGAGCGTGCATAATATGCGGCTCGGCGGATCCGTTGATTTTGATAAGCGGCACGGCGTCCACCTTGTCGAATCCATCGCCCTCAACAAAGATCGAGAGTTTTGCCAGCGTCATCTTAAACCCTACGAGTCGGCAAGCTGAAATCAGCCCGTTGCGAAACGCTCCCGCTGGTATTCCGTCCCAGCCTTCACTGCTGACGTGCTTTGCTGCCAGAAAGTCTGCGTCAAAGTCGCGTGCTTCTTTGGCTTTCTTCTTGTTCGCTTGGCTTCCGAGCTTGTGCTTTTCGATCATCGTGTTGATCGCTTTCTCCGAGAATCGGAGTTGAATATATGGTGCGGTTCCTTGGATTTTGAACCTTGCCTTTACTATATTCGGTGCTTTGATTGTTACGTTTTCAGTTGTTGGTTTCATTTTTTGGTTTCTATTTTTTGTTGTTAGCAGCGTAAGCGGCCACTGCCAGTGCCGCCCAAGTATGGGATTTGATGCCGTAGGTTGGCCCCGGCTGGGCCTTTGTTCCTTGCGGCCCGATGAGATCGAGCAAGGCTTGGCGAATATTCGCATCCTTGGCTCGCATCGTTCCGCAGAGAAAAAGTTTGATGTCTTTGCGATAGCAGAGAGTCGGTTCGACTCTTGCGACTTCCGTGAAGCGCCCGATCCAGACGCATGTCTCGAATGTCGAAGCCCCTACCGCCATACCGTAGCTGGCGATCATCTCGATTGCAACGGCGTCGTATTCGATGCCGATGAGAACTTGCCGCATGTCATAATTTGATATCCATCCGTGGTCAAAAATAATTCCATTCCCATATAGCACGTATGCGCTGTGCGTCGTTCCTGGGTCAATAGCGAGAATGGTTTTCATTTGTCCTTCTTCTCAAGCCGCCCTGCCTCGCGTCCGATGTGGTAGCAGGCAAAGCATGAGCCGATCGTAATCACGGCGATGGAAATGGCGAGCGTGGCGCTCATTCTATCCCCTCCTCAGAGGGAAAATTAAATTCTGCCCAATGAATGACTCTCGTGTGTGGCGGAAGCCCCGTCATGAGTTCCCATCCGCTTTTTGAATAGCACCCAATCTCCAGAATATCAAACCCGAAATGGAGAATGACGGTCTTGTCTACCTCCGGCAAAATCGCTGCGTCTTTCCAAGTCAATGCGCTCATTTCTCCCCCCAGGTTGTGATCCAGTATGTAATGGCCGCGAAGATCGCGACCGGCCCGAAGGCTTTGAATGCCTCCCATGCAAACTGCAAATTGCGGGTAATGAAGTCGTGTTCCATGTTATCGCTCCAAATCCACATTCAACGCATAAATGCCGTGAAGGTTAAAGAATTTATCTTTTGCCTCTTGATAAGAACAGGCGTCTATCATGTCCCGAATCGGCCCGAATAGAGGGTCGTAGCCCTCGCAGATGTATGTTTTGGATTTCATATTTTTAAAACGCAACCGTTGCGCTGAAATCAATTTTTCATCTTTCAGAAAAATGAAAAGATTTTTTTGAGATTTCCCGAAAATAAATTTTGAGAAATGTCTTTACAATCCCGCTCGTCCAATGCTGGTGCGGGTGAAACGGCTTTTTATTTTGCGAGCGGCCGGTAGAACGAAACCGTTTTTATTTGCGGACCGCGTTTTATCTTCGCGAGTTTTTTCTCAAACCGTCTGGCGTTTACTTCTTCGTCGAGAGC